TTTAAAATGTTCAACAATGTAGCTTTATTCTTTTCGTCGCTGTAAAAGGCATTAATAGATGATAGCAGAATATCCGACTTACTCATTTTCATTAAATAATATACTATTTAAATCTATAACCCTTTTTCGGTCCTGTTCGATGCACACGGGGCACGTCGGGTCGTGCAACACCTCCATCCCGTGAGTGTGCGACGTATGCATATCTATGGAGACGGGTTTGAGTTGTTCCCTCTGATACAAGTGCATGGTACAATAGCCGTGGTGCGTCCCCTTACGCGTACACCTCGACTTGTCTTTTTTAACCCCCTTGCACCGCGTGCGGTCCGTGAACGCCGGGACATCGCGGAGCAGCAGGTCCTTCGATATTCCGTGATGCAGCGCGATGTGATTTATGTATCCGTCTAACTTTTCGTTATATTCCAAAGTGACCGCGTCGAGTTGCGACCGCACCCGTCGCTCCACCTCGTCGTCCATCATTTTAGCAATCTTCTGACTGAGGTCCTCCATCTTGTCTGTTTTTAGAGAGCTCGAAATTTTTAAATAATTGTGTTATGGTGGTCTTTTGTTTCGCGGGGGCCCTTTTCTTCTTTGGGGGTTTGTTTTTTTCAATAATTTCCCCGAAGATGGTCTGTTTCGGTTCAGGAACCAGGGGTTCGAGGAGGTCGCATACCGGGTTCAAGAACTTATTTAAGAAGTAATAGTGGTAATCCACGGGAATGTTGTTTTCTTCCACGTACGCGGGGTCCTCCGCCTTCTCGAACGCCCTCGCCCTGTGGTCCTCCGTCTTCGTCAACAGATAGGGCACGCGGTCGCCACTCTGTGGTTCAGACCCGGGCTTTCTCTGGCGCATCTTGTTGTGCACCTGAACGTGGCCCATGGAGATGTCCCAGCTTCGGTCGAGGTCTTTGATGGACACGGGAACACCCTTCACCTTGTAGGTGTCCGAGAGTGATTGACTCAATATGAGCTTCGCGTGGGGAACGTCTCCCGTGAGCAACTCAAGGGCCCTCTGCCTCGCCAAAACCTGCGGTGGTTCGGGTTCCGACGATTCAAGGATGACGTCGAGCAGTTCTTTGCACACCTCACGAACGTGCGGGGTGTTGTCCCGACGCACCAATTGTAAACCCTTCACATCGATGTACTTAAACTCCACCTTCCCAGATTTCCCTTTCTCCCACAACTTGGCCGCGTAGCGTTTCTTGCTGTAGAGAATGTACGGCATGTACACCTTTTCCAACTCCAAGTCGTTGGGCTTCTTAAACAACCGCGTACATTGCTCCGCCGCCTGCTCCCCCAGCTCCCAGCTGTAGTCGATGGCATCTTGCCCCGTGCGCCCTTGGACGTCGAATTCAACCATGACACTGTCCGTATCCCCGTACCTCACCTTTGCCCCTGGAAAGTTGGCTTCCACGTAGTTTTTTGTCTCCTCAATCATGGACCTCCCCTTAAAAGTCACGGACGACGCGATGGCGACACAAGGAAGCATCCCCCTCGCGGCCCCGGTGAATCCGTAGCACGAGTTCATGGAAATCTTATAGGCCAACTGCTTGCCGTTGTACACCTCCTTCATCCCCTGCGTGGTCGCCATGGCCATGTCCTTCTTGGCTTGTTTACGAAATTGCTTGAGCTCCGCCAAGATTGTCGGTAGCAGACTCGGCACGTTTTGCGCGAATTTGTACGTCTTCCCAGAGGCCAGGGTGAACGTCTCGTACTCCACCCCCGGAATGTTCCCATAGCGTCGCTCGTCCATGACCAAAGTGCTGTAGCACAGGTTGTGAGCCATCATGATGGATGGATACAGAGAGGCGAAATCCAGGGCGGTGATGGGTGTGTAATAGGCCCCGGACTGGGCTTCGAGGACGGTGGCCCCTTCGTAACCTTCCTCAGGGAGTGTGCCCTGATAGATGACCGGCACCAGGAACCCGAGTTCCGCCGCCTTCTTAGTCAATTGCGAAAACACTTTAATTTGCTGACCCCTCTCTACGAGAAAGCACAGCGGCACCGAAGTGGCTTTCGCCATCTCTAAGAGATTCACCAGGATACACAACTTTGCCAACAACTTGTGTGGCAGGAGAGTGTCTTTGATGCAGTAATCCGCCACCTCACCCAACTCGCGGGCGTCGCCTTCCTGAAACCTTCTGAAAATCTCCCGCGGAGGCATGTCCAACTTCTGGTCCCCCAGGTAGAGCTGGGCCACGTTGTTCAGTTTGTAGCTATCCAGCTTGTAGCCTTTTTTCACTTCGTGGAACAGGTCGAAGATGAATCGACCACTCATGGGGAGGAGTTTCAACTCGTTATCACCCAGGGCACTCGATGACAGCTTTTTGTACAGCATCTCACAGGACGTGTGTTTGAATTTTCCCATCTCGTAAAACTCGGGTCCACACCCACAGACCATCCCACGTTTCATGACGTACTCCAAATCGAATCCGAAGATGTTCCACCCCGTGATGATGTCCACGTCGGCTTTGCGCAAGTACCTCTGAAACCCCTCGAGCAACGCCTTCTCCGTGTCGAAGCTTTGGACCCTGTCCCCCTCTGTGTTCTTATAGCACAGACACACCTCTTCGTAGGGTTCATCGTTCCCGAACCGACACAGCGTCAGCGCGATCTGAAAGCAACAATCCCCTTCGACGTCGGCGTCGGGAAACTTCCCCGTGGAGCTGTTGCACTCGATGTCGACCGAGGCCACGACGAAGGGGGCGATGTCGTCCCGATTCACGGGGGTGAGGGTGGTCCAATCGTTGCAGAAGAGGTCGAGGTCCACGTGTGCGAGGTGGGCACGCACGCACTTGTCCCCAGTGTCGAGCCACCCCGTCGACTGAATACCCGTGCGATGCATCAGGCGCAATACGGGGTCCAGGTTCGCTTCGTACACGCGAAGCTTGGTGTTGCCCCTCGCCAGTTGGACCCCATACTTGAGCGTGTTCGCGACGTACCTTCTCTTCGCAAGGTTGGCGCAGTCCAGACGCATGAACGGAAACTCCTCGTTGTTTTGAAATCCCCAGACGTCTTTTGCCTTCTTTAAGCCGTATCCCACCAAACACTCAGGACATCGCTTATCTATGGCGTGGTACACCTCGGCGATCGTATGCTGCTTCGCGTCTGGGAGTTTGATGAAAAAGTACGGCGTGAACTCGGTCGTGACACAGACCGACTTCCCGTCCTCCGTCTTGCCGAAGATGCTGATGAGATGTCCGTTGTCTTCGTCATCCCTCGCCTCCCACGTCAACGCTTGAAATACCACCATGTGTTAGAATGTCAGCCAAAATTTTAATATGTTTTATATAGTAAACAATACAATGTCTGCGGCTTTGATTGAATTGGTCAGCCGAGGCGTCCAGGACACCTACACGACCTCGAACCCTGAAGTGAGTTTTTTTAGACAAAACTTTAAACGTTATACGAACTTCGCCACGAAGGCCGAACGTCTCGATTATATCGGAACCTTTGCGTCGAACAATGAGGTCACGATTCCGATTCGCAGCAAGGGTGACCTCTTGTCCTATCTTTGGGTGGAAGCCCCGAACATCGGTGCCACGGGCACGAACTCTACGGGTTTCTTGAGCCAAGGCGTGGACCCGACGGAGTTCTCCCTCTGGATCGGTGGTCAAGAAGTGTGCCGCATGGATTCGTTGTACATCCAGGGTGTGCACAACGTGCTCTACCGCCCCGATGCGGCGAAGTCGTCCATGGCGGTGACGACGACGGACATCAAGCCGAACGCCGTAGACAGCGGCGGAAGCAATGCGGGACACTACCTCATCCCGTTCTTCTTCAGTGAAGACTGGACGAAATCTCTCCCCCTCGTCGCCCTCGCGAACCATCAGGTGGAGGTGCGCATCAAGTGTCGTTCGGGTCTGACCCCGACTGCGACGCCGAAGGTGTACGCGCAGTTCATCTTCTTGGACACCGATGAACGCAAGTTCTTCGTCGACAACGAACACAAGTTGCTCATCAACCAGGTTCAGTACCAACCGATGAGCGAAACGGACATGGAGGTCGACCTCACCTATTTCAACCACCCGACGCGTGCGGTGCACGTCGTCTCTTCGGAGGGTGGGACGGGTAACTGGGCGTCCAAGTACACCTTCACTGACAGCACTCTCTACATCAACGGCACCCCGTTGTTCGACGGCACGTCCGCGCTCTACCACCACACCATCGTCCCAGAGATGCACTCCACATCGCTCCCAGACGACGTCTTGGACGCGCTTCCGTTGTACACGTGGCCGTTCTCTCTCACGCTCAATAAGACCCAGATGACGGGTTCGCTCAACTTTTCTCGCATCGACACCGCGCGCCTGAAGCTCACCTCGCCGTCGAACGGGACGGGTTCGATTACTCGCGCGTACGGGGTCAACATGAACGTGTTACGTATTCGCGACGGCATGGGTGGGATCGCGTTTGGAAATTAAAACCTAAGAGGACTCTAAAGCCCACAAGAGACGTGTGAGTCTGAGCTCGTCGCACTCGCACTCATCGGAACAACTCTCGTCCCTTTGGAGGTGGCACATCTCGCACCGAATGTCTTCCACCTCGTAATCGGGGAGAAAGCCATCCCTCTTGAGGAGATCGGCGAGGGCCACTTTCACGTGCGTGTCCACCCCTTTGATGAGGTTCTTCGCCACCTTTGCGCACTCCTTGACGTAGGGGTGTTTGACGAGCGCGAAGGCTTTCATCATGTGCTTATTCGTGGGGCGCTCCATGGCGAGGAGTTCTTTCGTGCGCATTTGTATCTTCATCTCCGTATCCATGAGTTCTTCGAGGCGTTCACACCGCCCAGTCTCTAAAAACTCATCGACGATATCCACCGAACTCTGTCCGACCCCATGGAGGTTGGCGATGTCCGCGCCGCACGTGATTGTCTTGAGACACTTGATGGATTCGGCGACGCGGCCGAATGACGCGGCCCTACCATCGTCGTCGTGTTGCAGGTAGGCCTCACTGAGGTTTTCAAAAAGTTCGACAATTTCGTCTTTCATGTTGATTTGAATGGGCTCGTGGCTACGTAGGGTGCTCTGGGGGTAAATCCTCATTTTTTCACATGCTGACCATTCGCCTCGGGATCACGGACGACACGACCACCATGGACCTCGACCGCTACTTCACGAGCGTGTGGTGCCATAGGGAGCCCGTGAAACTCATATTCGACACCACGCAGTGTTCGCGCCTCTCCCTCCGTAAGGCGTTGAGCTTGCGACGCGTGCTCAACAAGCACCGGAGCGACGCGCGGAAGTACATAGATCGCAGCGAGGTCCTCGTGCGGAGTGCCCTCACTAAACGCGTGTTGACCATGGCTCTCTGTATAATACGAACAGAGAGACCCGTTAAAATTTCTATAGTTTAATATAAGAGATGTACACCCCTGCCAGGTATTTCACAGGTCTCACCCCCTCGGAAAAGAAAAAGAGATACTTAAAAATGTTAAAGAAAACCTACACCCCTTTCCCCACGAATAAAGGGAAGAAGACGCGCACGTCCGTGTACACGCTGAAATTTAGAAAGATGTATGGAGACGATGTCAAGTCGTTGCCTCAAATCGCCAAGGCCACCGGAATCCCACTACGCACCTTACGCGCGGTCTATAAGAGGGGTCTCGCGGCGTGGCTAACAGGTCACCGCCCGGGGGCGACTCCGCAGCAGTGGGCCTACGCGCGAGTGCACAGCTACGCCACGAAGGGGAAGACGTGGCACACGGCCGACAAAAATCTTCACACAAAGTAATGTGGACCTGGCTCTGCAGTAAAATTAAATTATCCACGTCGAGGTCTCTGAGTTACCTTTGGGGTGAATAGAATAAAATGACACACTGGGAGCACCCGGTGAACGGAATGAACTCATCAGATAAATGGGAAATCCTGAAACGACAAAGAACGTTGCGGAAAAGGAAGAGGGATTTGAACACGTTGTCGACACAGAATTCGAAAAAATATCTGCGTAAAAATTAAGAGTACATGACAACTTCACTATGGGACATTTTACCTCAAGAACTTCAGGAGATAATACTAGAAAAATCGGTAGAATTATGTCGTGAAGAGTACATCAACGCCGGCATATCGAAGCACAACAGGGCGAAGAAAAAACAGGGAAGGGGTTTGCTCACCGCGGACATGATTCGATACATCCAAACCGGGACCGACCCCATGGAACTCATCAACTGGGCCTTCGAAACGGAAGTGCGCGAACTGGAACAGCTCGTGGACCCCCCTGTGCACCTCCTCAACAGAGTCTACGACTATGATTACGCCGAATACTACGACGAGTTCCTCAACCGCGCCGCGGCGTACATAGAGAACCCCGAACACAGAGAAGAGTGGATAGTCCCATCGGAAGATTGTTGGTTGACGATGTTTACGAAGTTGAATGATTTTCATCGTAAACATGGACATCTGAACGCGCTCGACGATGACCCAAAGTTGTACTTGTGGCTGGAACATCAAAAAGACCCGGACACCCTCCTGTCAAGGGAGAGGCGACACTCCCTCCGAACGCTCGGGGTGCGCATGCCCCCTTTACGAAGGGCATGAACAAGTGACTTCCTGTGTGTAATTGCATTGTCCATTGCCTTGGGCATCTTCCAAAACATCTGCGGATTGGAACACTTTGCCCTTCGGTTCCACCTCACAACACATAAAGTTGTAATCCGGTGTCCCCGGGGAGGGATTCCACACAATTTTACCGGGTAGCGTTGGGTGATCTAATGGATACTTTGCGAGTACGCAATCGGCAGGTTCCTCACTTCGACAGGCCACGTAACACCTCGTACCCTTTTCGATGTTGCACGTCCCCCCATATTGAGCAGGTGTGTAGTTCGTGAGAAGACTCTTTGTGATGCCTGCACCACACTTACCCGGCTCCCCTGTCAGGACCGTGACGCCGTCGTCAGCCATGCACGAACCAGGTGCACTCCATGTGCCACCCGTACAATCCACCGGAGCGGGTGGGGCTTCGGTGACTTCTCTAAACAATGAAAAACTGGTCGTGTTACCACCGATACCATCACAAGTTTCATAAGATTCGGTATCCAAAACAATTTCCGTGCCCGTAGATATTTTTTTATTATACTGGTCCAAAGGGGTGACAATGATGGTAATGTTATGCCCATCATGAAAAAATTTTGGTATCACGTCAATGATGATTGAATTCTTCCCCGGAGAGTTCGCCGTGATGTACCGGTATCTTTTGTCGGTATCAGCAGAAGAGAAAATATCAATCGCATATTTCATGACATGTTCTTGACACA